GTAACTGGATTCTCTACTGGGGCAAGTTTAGAGGACCCATTGTCATTCAGTGCGACTATTAAAGTAAGTGGACAGCCTACATTGACAGTAGGAGCATTAGGCTAAGGTTATCTTAGCCTTTTTTATTTTTATTAAAATTAAGATTTTTGGAGGGGTAATTTATGTATACACCAGTCGAACTAGATAAAGTAAGAAATTTTAGATATGGAATGAAGGCAATTTCTACAATAGAAAAGAAGTTTAAGAAACCTATTTCTAAAGTAGACTTTGAAAATATGACTATGGAAGAAATTGCAACTATAATATGGGCAGGTCTAGTACATGAGGATAAGAATTTAACTGTAGAAAAGGTTATGGATTTAATAGATGAAAAAGGTAATTTACAACAAGTAATGCAAGTTGTGAGTGAAGCTATGAATGCTGCATTTGGAGGTAAAGAGGAAGGAAAAAACGAGTAGAGGACAGCGAAGATAAAGAGTTTTCTGTAAAGGAGGCTCTTGAATCTGCTGTCCTTTGTGGTATATCTCCACTTGAATTTTGGGAACTTACACCTTGTGAACTTAATTTAATGATAAAAACTTATTCAGAAAAGAAGAAAGAAGAAAGCAAAGAGAAATTAACTCTAGCTTATATTAATGCAATGTGGACAGTGCAGTGGCTAGGTAAAAAGAGTAATCATCCTAGACCGTTAAAAGAGATTTTAGAATCTATAGATAAAGATAAGAAACAAATGTCAGATGAAGATATGTTTGAAAAAGTGAAAGCACTAAATGCCCTGTTCGGCGGGGAGGTGAAAGAAGTTGGCAAAAAGTAATCTATTAGTCCGTGGTGGAGCTGATTTTTCAGGTTTAAAGAAAGAATTAGAAAAAGTAAAAAATAAATTAGATAGTTTTCAAGGCAATGTTAGTAAAAGCATGACTAAGGTTGAGAAAACTATGTCAAGTACTCAATCTGCCCTAGGGAGCACTGTGAAAAAAATTGGAGCGATTTTAGGCGGTTTAGCAATCGGTAAACTAGTAAAAGATAGTACAGAGTTAGCAATGGGCGTTGAGAGCGCTGTTAACCAAATTAACAGGACTATGGGTAGTAGTGCTGGTAGTTTCGCTAAATGGGCGGAAACACAGGCAAAAAGCTATGGCATGGCCAAGAGTGAAGCATATAAATATGGAGCTGTATACTCTAATTTAATTAGTGGATTTGCAAAGGATACAGCGGAAACAACTAAATACACAGAGGAATTATTAAAGGCTAGTGCTGTTGTTGCAAGTGCTACCGGTAGAACCATGGAAGATACAATGGAACGTATTAGAAGTGGTATGCTAGGAAGTACTGAAGCAATAGAGGACCTCGGAATAAATGTTAATGTAGCTATGATTGAAAGCACAAATGCATTTAAGCAATTTGCAAACGGTAAGAGTTGGCAACAACTAAATTTCCAAACACAACAGCAAATTAGGCTTATGGCTATTCTGGAACAGGCTAACCAAAAATATGGTGATACTCTGGCGAATACTACCGCTACACAAATGCAAATGTTTAGAGCAGAACTTAATAATGTTAAATTATCATTAGGGCAAGCTTTTATGCCAATTTTAAACACTGTTTTGCCTATTTTAACAAAATTAGCATCTGGTCTAGCTTATGTTATGAATATAGTCGCCCAATTTACGCAAGCACTATTCGGAAAGCCAGCACAAGCACAGGCTCAAGCTACAGCAATTAGTCAACAGGCTTCTGCGGCAAATGATTTAGGTGATTCTTTAAAGTCTGCAGGAAAAGAAGCGAAAAAAGCAAAGGGTTCTCTTGCCGGATTTGATGAAATTAATAATTTGTCAATGAGCGCTGGTGATAGCGGAAGTTCCGGTGGTGGAAGTGGAGCAGGCGGCGGTGTAAATATACCAGGTATGGACACATCTAGTTTTGCAGATAGCACCGTAGAAGTATCGAAAAAAGTACAAGAAATGGCTAATAAGGTTAAGAAAACATTATCTAACCTAGCGAATTTCTTTAAGCAGAATAAAGAGATAATTATAAGCGTAATCTCTGGCCTAGTGGCTGGATTCTCAGCATTTCAAATAATAACGAATTGGACAAACATAATAGCCGCATTTAAGGGCGCATTTGTAGCGTTAAGTGCTGCTATTGGTGGAATATCATGGCCAGTTGTAGCAGTTGCTGCAGCGATAGCTTTATTAGTTGCTAATTTGGTTTACTTATGGCAAACCAACGAAGGTTTCCGTACGTCTGTGATAGAGGCATGGAATCAAATTGTAGAATTTATAACAACGGTTGTGACAGATATGTGGTCAATAATACAAGAGATTTGGAATACATATGGCCAAACTCTTATTAATAATATTGCTGGAGCTATGGAATCAATTCAAGCAATTATTCTTGCAGTTTGGGAAGGTTTTCTGCAACCAGTAATAACTCAAGCGCTAGAGTTCTTAACAAATATGTGGAATAACCATATAAAAGGTGTTATCCAAGTGATGGGCGAGTTCGTAATGAAGTTGATAAATGGTGCTTTAGAAATTTGGAATAACTTTATAGTGCCCATAAGGTTGTGGTTAATTAATACCTTAGCACCAGTATTCAGGGTAGTATTCGGCGTAATATTAGATGTTTTAGCAGTTGCCATAGCGAATATATCTAACTTTGTAAAAAACGCACTGAATTTTTTCGGTGGTATAGTAGATTTTCTTGTAGGCATATTTACAGGGAATTGGAATAAAGCATGGAATGGAATTAAAACTTCCTTTAAAGCAGTTGGAGACTATCTTATCGGTGTATGGAATGTAGTAAAAGGAGCATTCAGCACAGTTGCAAGTTGGTTTAGTAGCATATTTACTGGAGCGTGGAACGGTATTAAGAGTGCGTTCAGTGGTGTAAGCAGCTTTTTTAGAGGTATATGGAATACAATAAAAAATATGTTTACATCTATAGGTACTACTATAGGTAACGCCATAGGTGATGCTTTTAAAAATGTAGTAAATAGTATAATAGGTTTCGCCGAGAACACCATAAACAAATTCATTAGGGCTATAAACTCAGCCATAGGGTTAATAAATAAAATACCTGGAGTAAATATAAGCAAGTTGTCGGAATTAAAAATACCTAAACTGGCTAAGGGTGGAATTATAGATTCTCCGACCTTAGCAATGGTGGGAGAAGCTGGTAAAGAAGCAGTAATGCCATTGGAAAATAATACCGGTTGGATTACAGAGCTTGCCTATAAGATTGCCGACATATTAAAAGGTAGCAGCTCTGATTCTGGCAGTTCAGCTAAAGATGCAGCTATAGAAATCACATTAAAGCTTGGTGATACTACATTTGCAAGAGCAGTTATAGATAGTGTTAATAAATTACAAAGACAGGCAGGAAGGACACTGATTGAAATATAGATGGGAGTGGTAAGATGCTGAAAATTAACGGAGTAGCAATAGCTACTCCTAAAACTTTTAAAGTAACAATCAGTGATTTAGATGGCGAAACAAACAGAAATGCTAAGGGAGAGCTTATAAGAGACAGGATAGCAGTCAAAAGAAAACTTGAATGTGAATGGCCTCCTCTTACTATGGCTGAAATATCTGCAATACTACAGGCTGTTAAGGATATATATTTTCAAGTAGAATACCCGGACCCAATGGATGGGGCAGTAATTACTAAAACATTCTATGTAGGGGATAGGACTTCCCCAATGTATAGAAATAATAATGGGAATATACTTTGGGAAGGCTTAAGTATGAATTTTATTGAAAAGTAAGAAAGGATGATTAGAAAATGAAGTTAAGTAATGAGAGGATATTAAGAGATATACCAAGATTATCAGAAATTATTAAGAAGCAGCTACCTGTGAAGGTTAGCTATGCTATTGCAAAGAATATAGCTAAGATTGAAGCAGAATTAAATGTTTATAACAAAGAGAGAGAAAAGCTTTTGGACAAATATGCAGTAAAAGATGAACATGGTAATATCAGTGTAGATGAAAATAATCAAATTAAGATTAGAGAAGAATATATTACAGATTGGAATAGAGATATTAAAGAGCTGCTATCAATAGAAAATGAAGTAGATATACATAAGTTTTCTATAGATGCCCTAGAAGGCTATAGCATGACACCTGCAGAGCTTATGATTATAGACTATATGATAGAGGAGTAATCTAAATAATGATTTTACAGTCAAGGAGGTGGTGTAAGTGTACAATGTCAGTACTGAATATAAAAATTATATAAAAATGCCATCCCGAACATTATCATCAAGAATCCTTATAGGATCTGAGACATATACAGATTATGAGATTGCTGATATGAAATTAGAGGGAGACTTGGTCCCCGGAGAAGAATTCACATT